GGCTTCACCGGCGGGAACATGGATCGCCCCGCCGTTCGCCGACTGATGGAGGACATTGAAGCCGGTCTGATCGACTGCGTGGTCGTCTACAAAGTCGATCGCCTGAGCCGATCTCTCATTGACTTTGCGCGGATGATGGAGGTCTTTGAGACGCGCGGCGTCTCGTTCGTCTCGGTCACGCAGCAGTTCAACACCGCCAACTCGATGGGCCGGCTCATGCTCAACGTCCTGTTGTCGTTCGCCCAGTTTGAGCGGGAGATCATCTCCGAGCGGACGCGCGACAAGATCGCCGCCTCCAAACGAAAGGGGCTCTGGGGTGGTGGTCGACCGATCCTCGGCTACGACATCGAACGTCGCCCGGGCGGGAACCGGCTGATCGTCAACGAGGATGAGGCGGGCCGGGTGCGCCGCATCTATGAGCTTTACCTCAAATGCAGCTCGGTGTCGCAGACGATCCGCCGACTCGACGAGATGGGATGGACCAGCAAGGCATGGACGACGATGGCCGGTCGGGAGATGGGAGGGCACGCCTTCAACAAGTCCCAGATGTTCAACCTGCTGACGAACGTCGCGTACCTCGGTAAGGTGAAGCACAAGGGTGATGTCTACGACGGCCTGCACCAGGCGATCGTCGATGAAGATCTCTTCAACCGCGTCGCACGGACGCTCAAGTCGAACCGCAGCGGCGAGGGTCGCGGCAGCAGCAACAAGTACGGCGCACTGCTCAAAGGGCTGGTTCGGTGCAAGGCGTGCGGCTGCGCGATGGTTCACCACTACGCCTCGGATCGAAAGAAGTCCGGAGCGGTGAAGCGTTACCGCTACTATGTGTGCGCCCGGGCGCAGAAGCGAGGCTGGCGGGAGTGCCCGGGGCCGTCGCTGCCGGCGCAGGAGCTAGAGCGGTTCGTCGTGGACCAGATCCGGTTCCTCGGGCGCGACGATGGGTTGATGGTCGAGTCGGTCAGAGGGGCGCAGGAGCGGCTTCGCCGTCATGCGGACGCGCTTGATTGTGATCGTGGCCGTCTGCTCGAGCGGCTTGAAGCGGCGCGAGAGGAACTGCGTGAACTTGTCGATTCCGGCCGGGACCGCAATGGCTCGGCCGCCAAAGCGAGCGGCCTGCAAGAGGAGATTCGCGGGCTATCGGCTGAGGAGCGGCGATTGGGCATCCGGATCGCTGCGATGCGAGAACGAACACTTGACGAAGATGAATTAGCCGGGGCGCTCGAGGCGTTCGATCCGATGTGGGAGGCGCTGACCACCTCAGAGCGAGAACGGCTGGTGCACTTGCTCGTTCGGAGCGTGGAGTATGACGTCAAGAGCGAGACAATCAGCGTGACATTCCACGCTGCGGAGGACGAGCCATGCCCGGCGTGACTGTGACGAAACAGATTCACTTTTCGATGCACAACCATGGCCGGCGCGAGATCCGAGAGGGTCCCAAGCCGATCCCGCAGGTGACGAACGAGGGCCGGCTGCCGCGTGTCACGAGGCTCATGGCGCTGGCGATCAAGATCGAAGGGCTCATCGCGTCGGGTGCGATCGCAGATCAGGCCGAGGCGGCTCGGCTCGGCCATGTCTCGCGTGCGCGGATGACACAGATCATGAACCTATTGCTGCTGGCGCCGGACATTCGGGAGGCGATACTCAATCTTTCGCCAACGGTGCGAGGGCGGGACACGATCGTCGAGACGCACCTAAGGCCCATCGTGGGAGAGAAGGACTGGCAGAGGCAGCGCGCGATGTGGACAAGACTGCTGAGTGGCTGGTGGTCTCAATGACATATGCGGATGCGCCAGGTGCACGCATCCGATACGATGCTGATCAGCAGTCGGCTACGGCACGCGTGCTAATTAGGTCGATTGCTTTCAGGAGGCGGACTGCTTGCCGGCATAGAGGTGCTGAATGGAGCCGTCTGTCGGAGGCGGTCGAATGGGCCACACGCTACTCGGTGAGCTGAAGAGGACGCGACGCTATCAACAGGTTGTTGCGCTACTCGCCGGTGGTGCGGACGCCCAGCAGATTGCACAAGCTGTCATTCAGATGGCCGAGCGGCATTTCAATCTCGCAGCAAATGACAAGGCCGTCGTCGAGACGGAGTATTTACTGATGCAGTTGCCAGTTGCCGCTCGCTCGAGAGATTTTGCCAAGTCGCTGCGCCAGCACGGTATCGAAGTCACGGCAGCTCCCACAACGGATCAATTGATCACAGCTGTAACGCTGGCAATCGACCGCAAACTCGAAGACAACCGCGGGCGGAGTGACCTTGGTGAAATTGCCCAGAAAGCCGCTGCCGAGTCATTAAACCGTCATCTTCGTGAGCAACTCGGCCTCCTGTTTGATAACGCGAGGCCAGAAGATGTTCGCGGCGTACTGAAGGCAACGTATACGCCGAGGAATTTCGGACGATTTGCGAGGATCTTCGTTGGGACCATCGCAAGCCATGTCCTCAACTATTTCCTTGGTCCTGCAATGACAGACAACACTGGCGCCGGTGCTCGGTTTCCAACTCTTGCCGCTGCGCGCACTTATCGAGAGGCGCTGCGGACGCACTGTTTCGAGGCGGCGAAGATTGCCGAAACATTTTCCGGGGACTGGTATTCACAGGTGAAGCGCCCTGAGAAGGGGCTGACTCGCGAGGAGGTTGGTAAGTACGTGCATGGTGCATTCCAGAAACTCAATGCAGAACTCCGGCAGGGTCTGTGACGATGGCGAATACTCGACACATCATCTGTGGAGGACTCAGGATCGCTCGCGACAAGCGTGATACGAACGATCCACTGCGTCTGAACCTGCGGGGAAAAATGGCAAACACCCGGCTCCGAGTGTCGGATCTCACAAAGGGGTTTGTGGCAAACATCCACGAGGCTTTTCTCGATCTCATTGAGATCGCCACCTATATCTATGTCGCCGATCAAGCAGTGAAGCGAGGCTCCTACAAGCTAGATGATATGGGCGATCGGTGGCGACGCGAACTCATCTTTGACATCCCTGTTCGGTGTTTGGACTTGTGGACGAGTGCAGAAATCACACGGGAACTGGAATCGACACTCTCCTTCCTTTCGGATGATGTCTACGAATTTCGATTTCATGAGTATCGGAACGCACCATCTCCTGAAGCGTACTTCCCGTTTGGCAAGGGCGCGATCGCAACTCAACCGGCACGTGTTGTGTTGTTCTCGGGTGGACTGGATTCACTGGGCGGCGCTATTGAAGAGATCACCCAGCACAGCGAACCGATCTCATTTTTAACACATGAGCCATCAAAGAAGTTTCGGCCACGCCAGCGGCTTCTGCGTCAGCATCTCAACGAACGTGCGGCTGGCCCGAAGCCGTGGCATGTCACTGTTGAGATAAACAAGTCAAAGACGCTAAACAAGGAATACACGCAGCGGAGCAGATCTTTTCTATACGCGAGTTTGGCCGCAGCGGTGGCCACCATGGCTGGACTACCTGGCATTCGGTTCTATGAGAACGGAGTGATCAGCATCAACCTGCCGATCGCGGATGACGTCTTGGGTGGCCGTGCAACGAGGACTACCCACCCACGAGTTCTGAACGGGTTTGAACGTCTCTTTACTGCACTCTCGGGAGAGCGATTTACAGTCGAGAACGGCTTCCTGTGGAAGACAAAGACCGATGTCGTTCGGGGGATTGTCGATGCTGGTTTTGGAAACCTCATTGAGACCGCGACCAGTTGCACCCATACATGGCAATGGACAAAGCAGTGGACGCACTGCGGAGTATGTTCGCAATGCGTTGACCGGCGGTTTGCTGTGCTTGCTGCGCAGGCCGAAGCATTCGACCCAAGCAATCGGTATCGTGCTGATCTGCTGCTCACCCCACGGCCAGGCAACGAGCCTCGTAGACTTTTGGCGAGCTATGTTGAAATGGCGCGGCAGGTTGGGCTGATGAGCAAGGCCGATTTCAAGGAGACATTCGGCGACATCTACCGAGTCGCAGCGGAACTGCCAGGGCCCGCTGATGAGAACATTGACCGGATATTCGACCTGTATCAGCGACATGGTCGTGAAGTAGGGCAGGCGCTAAGGACAGCCATATCCGCCAATGGAGAGATGATCGCCAACGGCGAATCACCAGCCAATAGCCTTCTACAACTCGTCCACGACATGAGTGTTCCAGCAAACGGCATGGTGAGCGCTTCTGTTCCCTCGGCTGATCCGAGCAGAGAAACAGTGCCGAACTTCTTCTTTCGGCGGGAGGGAGAGGTGTGGCGTTACCGATTCGACGGGAACAGGACGAGAACCCTGTTGCCCTCGCGTGGAGCGTCCTATCTGCATGTGCTCTTATCGTCGCCAGGAACAGAGTTCTCCGTGGGGAAACTCGTTCTTGAGGTGGCGAAGAACCCTGTGCAATATCACTTTTCGTCGGGTGATGAGGTACTGGATGACGAGGCACGGCACGCTATCTGGTCCGAGTATCAAGACTATGCGCGGTTAATCGAAGATGCGGAGAAACACAATCGCGAGGGTGAGGTTGCGCAGCTCCGCAAGGAACAAGCCAAGTTGCTCTCTGAAATGAATAAAGCGGGCTTCAAAAAGACTCGCAAGCGTCTTGGCGACGACACAGAACGGCATCGCAAGGCAGTTGGTATGGCGCTGAAACGAGTCCGCGACAAGATCCGCGAGTTCGATGAAGAATTCGCTGAGCACCTGAAGCGGCAAGTTCGAACTGGACGACATCCTCGCTACCTCGCCCCCGATGGTGTTGAGTGGATCACCGCATAGCCTCCCGGCAATACATCTAAACATCAAGCAGCAATGCAGTTACGGCCTTCCTATGCGTACAGGCCACAGAGGGTGTCCGCGCGCTCAGTGCCGATCGTGTTGCGCCACATTTCGCGTGGCGCTCGCGCCACGCGAGTAGTGGCCCCGTTCCGAGCGGAGACGCTGCTCGGCGCACCTCCATGACTTAGAGCCCTGTCCAGAAGAGCCGCGCCGGGCCTTGCTTCTGGTCGCGAGCGTTCATTCGAACGTACACGGAAGGTAACCCATGACAAGTAGTTTTGGAATTGAGCCGAACACAATCATCGACGAGTACGCCATCGCACGAGTCAACTACCAAGTCGCCCGACTTGGACGGACGCTGCGGCTGACGCATCACCACAAGGAAGATCTTCGGCAGGGCTTTTTCCTGGAGCTCTGCGAGGCCGCTCACCGTTACGACCCAAGCAAGTCGAGCCGGCGAACATTTGTCTCCCGGGTTCTCTCACGCGCCGCCTCGCACCAAGCGCGCAGCATCCGCAACAAGCGACGGAACGGCGCTCGTTCACCAATTCTGCTCAGCCAGCTCCAGCGTGAGGATCACTGCTTCGATCCGCCCGCCCCTCGATCTTGTGAACCGTCGGCGCTCGATCTCGCGCTCGATCTGAACCTCGGCCTGTCGGTGATGAGCCGACGACAACAGCAACTGGCCGAGTCACTCAAGAACAAGACGGTCGCCGAGATCGCCAGAGAGCGCGGCCAGCACCGCTGCACAGTGCACCGCGATGTCGCCGCGATTCGCAGAAAACTCGCCGCTCTCGGACTCGCGCCCTGGAGTTGACACAAGCCGTGCGACAGATCGGCTCCGGCTGCAGATGTAGAAGGCGATGGAGCCACAAGACAAACGCAGCCGGAGCCGATTCTCGTCGCCATTGGTCCGCTTGGGGCAGGGCGACCACACACGCGAGATTTATCTGAGCGATCTCAGTCGCCATGTCGGCGTCGTTGTCAAACCTTTGGATCTGAAGAGCCTCATCCGCGAGCCGGCGGATGTCTACCACGCCAAGAGCAAGAAGAACCTCTCCTCCCACGCGCTGGCGGACTTCAGGCGCTGCCCGGCGCTCTATCGCAAGAAGCAGTTTGGCCTGATCTCAAAGCACGATTCGGCAGCGTTCCAACTTGGTCGAGCGGCGCACACCCTCATTCTTGAAGGGCGCGAGCGCTTTGAGAGGGAGTATGCCGTCGGCGGACCCGTCAATCCAAAGACGGGCCAGCCCTTCGGCTCAAACACGAAGGCCTTCGCCCAGTGGGCGAATCATCGCGGCAAGCCCGTGCTGACGGACTCTGACGCGGCGCTCATTGAGCAGATGGCGGCGAGCGTGCATCAGCATCTCTTCGCGCGAGAGCTTCTATGTGATGGTGTCGCTGAGGGCGTGGTGCGCTGTCAGTGCGTAGGCCATGCCTGCCAAGGGCGCATCGATTGGATCAACCCGCTGCCTGATCGCGGCATTGTTGATCTGAAGACGTGCGCCACGATCGACACGTTCGAGCATGACTTCCGCACTTTTGAATACGCACACCAGCTCGCCTTCTACCGCGCGATCGTTCGCTGTGTAACCGGCATCTCTGCGCCCGTTCACATCATCGCCATCGAGAAGCGTGAGCCATTCCGTTGCGGCGTCTGGCAGGTCTTGTCCGCCGTCCTTGACGAAGCCCAGCGAGAGAACACCGAGGCAATGCACGAGTTGGCGCGTTGTCGGGAGACAGGCGTCTGGCCCACTCGCTTCGAATCTCTGCGCCTCATTGACCACCTGTGAACTAAGCCACCACCACGAAGGAGAAACGACCGCATGACACCGTTGCAATCAATCCATAAGGGACGCGTCAAAGCGCCGCGGCGCACACTGCTCTACGGCGTCCACGGCGTGGGCAAGTCCACCTTCGGCGCGATGGCCGACAAGCCGGTCTTCATCTCAACAGAAGACGGCCTGTCCGACATCGCGTGCGATCGCTTCCCGCTCGCCGAAAAATACACCGATGTGCTCATTGCGCTGGGCGCGCTCTACACCGAGGAGCACGAGTACCGCACCGTCGTTGTTGACTCTCTCGATTGGCTCGAGCGATTGATCTGGGCGGACGTGTGCGCCAAGCGCAGCGTTGAGTCGATCGAAGACATCGGCTACGCAAAGGGGTACGTCTTTGCATTGACGCAGTGGCGGGAGATCCTCACCGGCCTCAACGCGCTGCGCAACGAGCGCTCCATGAGCGTCGTCCTGATCGCCCACGCGAAGATCGAGAAGTTCAACAACCCCGAGACCGATCCCTACGACCGCTATTCGCCCAAACTCCATCGCCTGGCGTCGGCCATCGTGCAGGAGTGGTGCGACGAGGTGCTCTTTGCGGCCTATCGCGTCCACACCAAGAGCACGGACGAGGGCTTCAACCGCAAACGCACCGTCGGCATCGGCACGGGCGAGCGGATCATCCGCACCACCGAGCGTCCGTCCCACCTGGCCAAGAACCGGCTGAGCCTTCCCGACGAGATGCCGCTGGATCACCGCATTTATGCCGCGTTTGTGCGCGGCGAGAACCCCCTGGACACACACGAAACCCTCACTGAGCAAGGAGCTTGAGCATGTCCAATCTGAACGGATTCAACGCCAACGATGTCGAGCCGGCTGTCGGATTCGATCCCATCCCCGCCGGCAAATACCTGGCGATCATCACCGAGTCGGAGATGAAGCCAACCAAGTCGGGAACGGGTCAGTACCTGCAGCTGACCTTCCAAATCATCGAGGGCGCCTTCAAGGGGCGACTGCTCTGGGCGCGGCTCAACCTAGTCAACCACAGCGACATGGCTGTGAAGATCGCGCGCTCCGAGTTGTCGGCCATCTGCCGCGCGGTCGGCGTGATGGCGCCCAAGGACAGTGTCGAGCTGCACAACCTGCCGTTGGTGGTGAGCGTCGCCTGCAAGAAGCGCGATGACACGGGCGAGATCACCAACGAGATCAAGGGGTACGCCAAACGCGGCGCAAGCGACGCAACGGGAATGACTGTTCCGGAGCCCTCCGAGAACGGAAGCGTCGCGCCGTGGAATCGCTGACCTTTGAGTTGCCCTATCCGCCGAGTGTGAACCGAGCGTGGCGGATGATCCGCGTCGACGCCTCGGCGCGGATGGTGCAAAGCCGCGAGGGGCGGGCGTATCGCAAAGAAGCGTGCGCCCGCCTAGCGGCGATGGGCAGGCCCATGCTCGCTTGCCCGCTTCGTGTGGTGGTCACGCTTCATCCGCCCGACCGGCGCAAACGCGATGTCGACAACTGTCTCAAAGCGCTGCTTGACGCGCTTCAGCACGCCGGCGTGATCGTGGACGACGCGCAGATCGAGGACTTGCGCGTCGTCAAACGTGAACCTGTCAAAG